CAAATATACAAATGTCAAGTTTTATACATCATTTACTTTTGAACATCCACTCATTTAGAATTTTGTCGCGGTAATGCTTTGCTTTTTCCATTACATCAATCGCAAGTTGCATATCTTCAGGCACTGCGTAACAGATTGCCCAGTGCAATCTGCGGTGTTCGGGTTGCCGTGGGTCGAATGATGCGAATATCCAGCCACCAATTTCGTAAGTCAGCATATTCATTTGGACTTGCCAATAATAGTCGGAGTTAATTACTTTCAAATCTGCTTCGCTTTGAATCTTGCAATGATGGTAGTGGTTTATCGGATTGTACGGGCATTTGATTTCCACGCCAATTTTCGTGTCTGCTAACTGCATGAACGCATCAGGCGAAGCACCTGAATATTCGTTGAATAGTTTGAATCCGGGTCGCAATTGCGTTTTTTCGTCAGGCGAACCGATTGCCTTCTGAAGTTCAAGGAGTGCGGTTTCTTCCCACTCATTACCGTGATCGATTGCGGCACTGGCAGCACTATCTTGCGCTTGCCCTGTGACGATTTCCATGACTTTAGAAAGGATGTAATTCTCAGCGGTCTTTGACCATTCGCCTGCTTCTTGTGCGGCTTTGGTTTTAGGTTGCGTGAACAAGTCACCAAGCCTTGAACCTGTGAACTTACCGAGCCTTGCAACATCCCAAGCGGTGTTTTGTTTGATACTCTCAAAGAGTTCTTTCGTGTAGTTATTCATTATTGCGGTTATTAAGGAGTCCAAATATATGCTGTTTTTGTTGGTCGGTTACAAGGTCTCCGAGTTGGTCCATTGCTTCACGAATTTCGAACTCTTCAACTCCGAGTTTAATTCCTTCGGGTGCTTTGTCGACTGTTATTACTATCGAAGCCGCTCCCGTGCGTTCAATAACTTCATTGGTGACTGGGTGATGCACTTTCAGGGTTAATGAACCTTGCACTTCGTTACCGATTGCCGACCATGTGAAGTTTGTTGTTGACCACCTGCCGAAATAAAGTTCATCCAGTGTCATTTCAACGTGTGAAATAGTCACCGTGTGCGCTCTATTGTCGGGCGTTGGTGCGATTGATTCGCGAGCTGGTTCGCGGTTGAGGTGCTTCATGAATTTTTGAAGCGAATCCATTAGATTAGTTTCCATTGAGTTTGTTGTTTAGTGTTTGAATAAATAGGCTGTAATTGTGTTCGCCGTATTGGTTTTTGAGTACAATGGCAACGGCTTCAGCCAAAGTAATTACATCGGTGTCTTCAGGAATGAACGGCTCGATGCGGTCGGAAATTTGTTTTGCTGTCATGTTATTTGGATAGTTGAGTTTCAGAATTAAACATCATGATGTCAGTAGCTTCACGAACTGCCTGCCTTGCAATAAGGCGAAGGAGCCTGCGAAATTCATCCTTGCTATCATTTGTGAGTTGCACGTTGGTCTGCAATTTGAGATACGCTTCAATGCGATCTTCAACACCGATAAAGTTTTTCATTTGCAAAAGGGGCATTTTTCTTGGTCACATACTACAATAACATCGTCAACATCACTGCATAGCTCTTGCACTTGCGCAGCGTAGTCTTTGAGGAACCGTTGCAATACCAGTTCGACATCTTTGGCGGTACGTGCATCGCGATACTTTAAGGTTTCTGCAATAGCTTCCTTGAATGATGCAGACAGATATTTGTTCATGTTCTCGAGGTCAGTCGAAAGTTGCTTGTACATGAAGGCTGAATCCTTCAGTGAGCGGTTTTCGAGTTGGTCGGATGAAGAGCAAATACATTGCTCGTCATTGTGTGGGCTGTGTAAATCCATTGTATTGTTTGTTTATTGGTTATTTGTTGAATAGCATTTCTTTTAATCTTTCATAAAGATTGAAACGAATAATTTGCTCTTGGTCTGTAATAGTACCGTTCTCTTGCTTTGCTTCAAGTGCTTCGTAAGCACTTAGGTAGGTTTGGAATTTTGCGTTCATTGTTTTGTTGTTATTGATGGCACAAATATATGTACACAATTTTCTAATGTGCAAACTTTTTTCATAATTTTTTTATTTGCCTTGAAAATCAGCGACTTACACGTACGAATATTTGCCGTAATTGGGCGAAAGTTCGAAATACATCCGCATCATGATAGCGTCAGCGTAGTCAGGTGACACTCCGTGCATGGCTTTTATTTCGTCTTTTCCTGTCACGGCTAACTTTCCATCAGCTTCAGGTCGTTTGCGCCTAATCATGTCGAGTTCCTTCGTAATGATGTCGCGTTTTGGAACTGGCAGAATGACCTTGCCTTGCTCAATAAGTTCGGCTAACTTGTAATAACATTCGGCTTTTTGATTTGTGAACTTGTCAGGTTGCCTTGCTTTTGATCCATTGAGAAAGCCGCGACACTTCAGCATATCGACTGCGCCACCGCCAACACCGTCCTCATCCACGATAACATTCGAGAGCTTTACGTTGTGTTTATTGATTGCATTCCGAATAGCTGCGACCACAGTTGTAATTGGTTCCTTTCGCAATTCGTGAATCTCAAATAGTTGAAGTCCTTTCCATACGCAAATGATGGTCCTGTCCTTTCCGAGTCGTGCGATGTCGGCACTGATAAACATTTCACCCGTTCCAACTTCCTCACGAAAGCACCGAAGTAAGTCATCGTATTTGAAAAGCCAGTCAATACTTTCGTCAAAATCCCAATCACCATGTAGCAACCTTTTGCGGTCGGTTTCAGGAAGTGATGCAAGCGTTTCAAGATAACTTTCGGGCAGGTGTGGATTGTCACCTGGCAAAGCCTGAATAAAAGCGTAACGCTCAGGGAGTAATTGATTGCGCCAAGGGTCGTAAAACTCATTGTAAAGCCAACCTTTCGAAGGGTTGCACGTTAGCAATGCTTTCGGCTTTATGTCAAATTCGCGCAGCTTAAAACGCACGCGAGAGCGCAACACGTCAACGGCTTTCTTTGTGACTTGCGAAACTTCGTCTACGTAAAAATCTGTCAACTCTAACCCGCCTAAAGAATCGAACACTGGGTCCGATGGATATTGAAATAAATCTTTGAGAATGATTTCGGACTTATTAAAGAAAGTAATCACATTCGTTGAGCCGTTCAATTCATAGTCGCGCCCTGCCCGAAGGTTCATCATTGAAGCTACTTCGAAGAAAGTCTTTACCGTTGTTTTCTTTAATGTGTCGAGTTTGCTTCGCCCTATTAAACCACGAGAGCCTGCATAATGCAAGCGTCTCATGATTTGCCATGCGCATCCTGTGAATGATTTAGAACCACCAGCCGCGCCACCGTAAAGAACTATCTCACAAGGCGAATCGGTAGCAAGTGCCTTGAAGCATTCGATTTGTTTGGGTAGGTATTCAATACGCATGAATGCGATTTTTGTCGCGAATTGCTTTTACTTCAGCATAACCCTCTGCCATTTTCTCAATCTCTTTCACTACGTTATCGAAACGGTTCATATCAATGCACATTTGTTTGATTACATCCAAGTCCTGTCGCAGTCTTGAATCATAACAATAGCCGTTTACTATCTTGCGGTAGCAGTGTATAATGGTCGAATGGTCTTTTCGCGGCACGAAATAGCTACCAATTAACGCAAGTGGGCAAAGGTGCAGCATTGATTTGAACTGAGTGCGCAATAAGAAAATCAGAATTGACCTTGCATATACAATTTGTTGGTGACGTGTAACGCTTGAAAGAATGTGATTGCATCCCGTGATACTTGAAACCATGCCTTCAAATACATAAGCGACTTTGTCCACGATGAAGTCCTCTCCGACCATAGCCGCAACACGTTCGCGACTGGATTGCAGCGACATGATGCGGTGCGCTTCATTCATGATTGCTTTGTAAACAAGATCTTTTGTTTGTTGATCACTTGCAAGAGCTGCATTAGTGATTGTTTCAATTTCGCTGGGCGTGAGTGATAGCAAAACTTTGCCGTCGGTGTTAAGAATTTTACTCATGTTATTGTTATTTAGTTAATTACTTTGCACAAAAGTACAATGATTTTTCACAAATCAAAATAAAAGTGGAACAATGCCTTGAGTATGCGGTTGCCGAACACCTTCCGACATGGATCAAGTTCGCATCCACATTAACGAGGAACCATACCAACGCTAAGGACCTTGTCAGCGAAACACTTTTGAAGATACTTGAAAACCAACGGGAGAAGGCAGAAGAATTGGCGTGTGATGATAAACTAATTTCATACGTCAACCGAGCAATTTACTTAATGGCTATTGATGACAGCTCAAGGTTCGGCATGAAGTATATGCAATTTGCGCAAAAGTGGAATGAGAATGACAACGCTTTTGACATTGAACCCGAAGAACCTTGGCTCGGTAGCAGGCTTGACAATGAATTTCTCGATGCTTACATTCAACTCATGCCTGAACGCGAAGCCATACTATTGAGGTTGTATATGCTTGACGAATTTGACTACAAAGATTTGAGCGATAAAACCAACATACCAATTAAGAGGTTATATAAATACATTCAAAACGCACTTAAAAAATTACGTACCGATGTTCACCGTACCGCCAGCCATTAGAGACCACAGGATTAAGACCTGTCAGGAATGCAAATACTATCGTAAAACGACTATGAGTTGTGGAACTTTGATAGTGGGCGAAAGCGTTCCTGAAGAGAATGAGTTCAACTATCGCAGGAAGAAAGTCAGGTTGTGCGGTTGCGTGATGCCTGTCAAGACTAAATTGATGTTTGCGAAATGTCCGCTGGGAAAGTGGGAGAGCTTCAGGCTTTCAAAGGAGGAAATTGAGGAACTGAAGACATTCGTGGGCGGTTTGCCGTTATCTTCATTGACACGTGAACAAGTGAAAAAACTATATGAGTTGAAATCAAAGCTGACAGGTCGCAGGGAACAACCTTCGACTTGCGGAAGTTGCGTCAACTCACTGATTAAGGAATTCAAGAAACAATTAGAACAACTTTGATGCGTTACCGAATAGTCTTAGCTGAAGCAACGAGGGTAAGTTTTGACTTCGATGGCACGCTTGAAACAAAACGAGGGCAGGAAATCGCAAAGAATGAACTCGAAGCAGGCAATGATGTTTGGATTATTACGGCACGCGACATATCGGACTCGCGCCCTGTATTGAAACTTGCTGACACGTTAGGCATTCCACATTCGAAAGTTGTGTTCACGAATGGCGAAGACAAATGGAAGTACATGATACGTTATCGGATAGCCAAACACTATGACAATAACGCTGAGCAAATCAAAAAGATTAACAAACACACTGATACAAAAGGAATAACATTTTAACTTATGCCAATACCAACAAGAAAGCAAGGTGAAAAGCCTGAGGAATTTATCGGTCGATGTATGTCCGATGATGTAATGATAAAAGAATACACCGAACCAGCACAGCGATACGCGGTTTGCAATGCGCAACTTAAATCACTCAACACGTCTGAAGGAGAAGAGTAAAACTATTTTTTATTGAGCAAAATGGCAGCACCAAGAGACGCGAATGGCAGATTGATGAAAGGACACTCAGGACTTAAACCGAAAGGGGCGATTCATGAGAAGACTGAAATGTGGCACAAGCTCGGTGAGTTCATCGTGACAGAGGGAGCGCATAGGGCAATGGGCATATTGATGGAAATGGAGAATGAAGAATTTCTAAAGAATTACATGGCAATGCTCGAATACTTCAAGCCAAAGCAAGCGCGCAACATTCATTCAGGTGACGAGCAGAATCCTGTTGTCATTAACATTCATGGGAATATATGAAACAATACCACGTTCCTAAATCAGTCGAGGGCATAACCTTGAAGCAATACGTACAATTTTACACGGCAAAAACCGACATTGAGAAAGTGTCAGCGGCAATACAAAAGCCAGTTACTGAATGTGAGCAGTTGCAATTTAGCGCGATTGAAACGATATTGAAGTTGTTTGTTGATGCTTGCCAAAGTGGTGCATCAAAACATGAGCAAACTTTTTTCGATGGTGACGTGCGCATGGGGTTTATTCCTGACTTGAATATGTTAACATTCAAAGAATACATCGACCTTGACTCATTCACTTCGCAGATATACAAGCAACCCGTTGAACCTGAGAATTACAAATACTTCATTGACTTATTTTGTATCTTATTTCGCCCTGTTAAAGAGGTTTGGGGCAAGCGTTATGAGTTAGAACCATACGATATTCAGACCGTTCCAAACTATCGCGACATCATCGAACGCATTACAATGGACAGGGTAAATGGTGCGCTGATTTTTTTTTCGACTATCGCAAACGAACTCTTTCAAGATTCGCTGACTTATTTGGAGAATCAGATGACGGAAGCGGTGAGGGAAATTGGGGGTTAAATCCGTTATCTAAATACGGGTGGGTTCATGTGCTTGAAGGAATAACCGAGCGCGATATGTCGAAGTGGGATATTGTACTAAACAAGACAGCGTGGGAAGTGTTCACTCACATGACGTATTTGAAAGATTACAATGCAGAACAAAAGAGATTATTTGAACTAAGCAAGCATGGTCACTAACATATCATACAACGTAATCATTGACAGGCTAAAGGCTTTTGCCGTTGGTCATTATTTGATTAAACACTTTTCACATGGTCAGATTGATTTGCGCTACCTTGAACAAGGCGCAGATTATTACCCGTGGATGCACGTAATACCCGGCACGATTAACCCAGCAGAAGGTTTGCGTGAGTATTCATTCGACATCACATTCAGCGACTTGACACGTGACAAAGAACATGAGTCTGAATACATACGCGAAGCCATAAGCGACTGCACAAGGTTGGCTGAAGACTTGCTTGCTGAAATAAAAAACGGCAACACCTTATTCGATTCGAGCGTTCAAATTGTGGATGGCAGCTCAATCACTCCATTCATTCATGAGGATACGCACACGCTGACAGGTGTAACACTTTCGCTTTCAATTCGCGTGCCTTGGGATTGGTCGGCTTGCGATATTCCTGCTGATTACGCTCCAGGCGGTTCGAGTTCGGGCGGTTCGGGTTCGGGTGGTTGTTGCGTGACCTTGCAAGTTGGCGGTATTGATAACATCGACCAAAGTTTATTGAATTTGATTGCAGGCACTAACATGACTATCACAGATAACGGCGATGGCTCTGTGACATTTGACTCAACGGGCGGTGGTGGTGGTGGATTGCTTTTAGCTTTACCATTTACGACTGATCACATTAGCGCAACGGGAAACGAGTATTTAATAGGTGACGTTGTTTATTATAGTGGCAACGTGTATCGCTGCATTGCTAACAATGATTCAATACTTCCAACGGATGCAAATTATTGGTTAAATCTCGGTGCTGGTTATCCACTTATACAACAACCAGCGGACTGGAATTCGTCAAGCGGCAATAATCAAATACTGAATAAACCAACAATACCATCGGATCTTGACGATTTAGCTGATGTAAATGCGCCCTCGCCCTCAAATGGTCAAGTATTGACTTACAACAGCACATCGGGGGACTGGGAAGCGGCAACGCCTTCAACAAGCAGCGGCACTGTCACATCGGTTGCTCTTACTGTTCCATCTGCCTTTAATGTAACAGGCTCACCAATTACCACATCGGGAACACTTGCAATATCAGGTGCAGGACTTGCAACCCAATACGTGCGCGGTGATGGGCAACTTGCTAATTTTCCAACAACAAGTGGCGGTGGTTCATCAGTTAGCTATTATTTGAACGGCTCAATAAATCAGGGAACAATAGGCGGCAGCACTTACTACCAAATGAGCAAGACAGCGGTATTTGGTCCGGGTACAGATTTCACGCGAACCAACGTACAGGGCGATGGTTTAATTGCTCAATTTATTACGGATGCTAATGATCCGAATGTGTTGTTAATTCCGGGAGGTAACTTCAATCTTGAGTTTTATTTTAGTGCTTCTTCAGGTGGCGGTTCCCCTTCGTTCTATGTTGAATTATATAAGTATGATGGCAGCACCAGCACATTCACGCTATTGGCTACGGATGTTGCAACGCCCGAAGGCATTACACAAGGCACTGTAATAGATGCGTACTTCACAGCACTTGCAGTACCTCCTACGGTTATGACTTTAACCGATAGATTGGCTGTGCGTGTGTTCGTAACCACATCGGGCCGCACTTTAGTACTGCATACTGAAAATTCGCATTTGTGTCAAGTAATAACCACGCTAAGCACTGGCATAAATGCAATCAATGGTCTTACTTCGCAGGTTCAAAACCTTGCAACTGGCACGGCAGGAAGTGATTTCGCAATCAATAGTACGGGCAGCACGCACACATTCAACCTGCCCACTGCATCAGCTGCAAATCGTGGTGCGTTAAGTAGTGCTGATTGGTCAACTTTCAACGGCAAGCAAAACAGCGTTGGATTTACAACGGTGGGTAATAACATTGCTACGCTTGCGAATCCGAGCGCAATCACTTACCTGAAGATAGCAGCGGACAACACAGTCAGCGCGATAACTGCGGCACAACTCAAAACTGATTTGGGTATTCCTTCGGGGTCGATGTTTAGGTTAATTAAGACAGCGGACCAATCAATCACTGCATCAAATACTACGGCAGTAGACATAACCGATTTGACGTTTCCAATAACGAGTGGTAAGAAATACAGAATAAGAGCGTTTTTAATACATTCAGGCAATCCATCAGCCGGCTTGAAATTTGGTGTAAATGCAAATGTGGCGGTTACGAGTGTGTATCAATACAATGTTTTTGTAACGGGCACAACGAATAATGCAATATCTATTTTGAGTGGAAATACGTTAGGCGTTTTGCCTTTTACTGCTGGAGTGTCAACCTCGTTATTGATGTCAAATATTGAGTGTATAATTGATGCAAATAATACAGGAACGGCAGCGATACAATTCGCGAAAAGCGTAGCCACTGGAGGAACATTGACAATTAAAGCAGGTTCAATCGTTGAATATTACGAATACTAATTTATGAAAACAATACAACCAATTCAATTATGGAGTGATGGCAAAATTCAGAATGCTGTTTATTTCAATATGTACATCAGTTATGACAATCTAAGCACAACGGCGGTGTTCTATTACTCACTCATGGGTGAAACATTCGACTTGCTTGCTTCAGGTAAAATCGAAATGACAGGCAGCGACTATCAAAATTGGGATGACTCAAATGAGGGTGCGTATTTATATGCGGCTTATGTTTTGAATTTAGTTATCACAGGCGATGCAATAACAACTGCCAGCGACACACCGAGCGATGAACAAACAGCTTAAGGATTTACTCAAAATATTAGGTGCTGACGTTGTCGAGCGTGCAAAGAGTAATTTGAAAGTTACTCAAAGCATTCGTTATCCTAACGGCAAGACTTACAAGCGCAACCGATATGCAAGTGGTAAACTTTACAACTCACTTACTTTCAAGGCAAGTGTAGCAGGCGGCAAACCGTTCATCAAATTCACAACAAAGGATGATGAAACGGGAAAATATGCTGACATCGTTGAATTCGGAAGAAGACCTGGCGCAACACCGCCACCGATTGACCCAATAATTGAATGGATGAAGGTGCGTAAAATTCGGTTGCGTAATTCAAAGAATGAGTTCATCAAATATTCGGATGAAGCGCAACGATACGCAGCAAAACGAATAGCGTGGGCAATAAGTAAACGCGGCACGCCCGGAATACTTTACTACACAACGGCACTTCAGGAAATATTAGACGAACGCTCTGATGCGTTTTTTCAATACTTGAATGAAGCTATATCATTCGAATTAGACTTAGACAAAAGAAACAAATAACATGGCACTTACACAAGTTGACAAACCTTACTCATACACTCGCAAAGGGCAACGTCTTTACGTGGT